TGGTAGCAAATCGCAAGACCAAGCGTCCCACCCTAATTCTGAGAAAGCATCTCTAACAACTCCGCTATATTCACATGCTACTAATATTCTCATTTGATTCAGTATTTTTTATTTATGCGTTAAATCGTTCAATGCAAATTACTCTACTATCGAATAAGATGTAATACCGATTTTCTATATAAGTATTTATCAAAGCAAAATCCTCTTTATCTATCGAGGTTGTTTTTCCGCTTATTTTACCTACAATTTCAACAGGTGATACCCTTACCTCCTCAATCCATTCTAAGCTATTAAGCCAATCAATAATTTCAATGTCTGTTTTAAATTTATTCATGACTCATATTCTTTTTTTATTTTATAACCACATTCCAGCAACTACCTTCATACACTTCTGATACTGGTATGATATCACATAATTCGTTGTCGCAAGTATCAAGATCAATGTTTACTTCATAATCATCGTCAAACATTTCTAACTTTTGCTTTAATTCCTTTACTGTCATAACTCGTTATTTATTAGAGTTAAATGTCCGTTTTCTTCCTTCTCTATGTTGATAATAATCCAGCATGGATTGTTCCCTGGTCTTAAAAGTTCTACGTGATATTTTAATAAAGAACCATATTGCCAGGGAAAATACGACCAAAAACAAAAGTCCTCCTATTATCAAAAACAAGCGTATCAAGTCAGTAAATCCGGACTGGTTGAGATATTCTATCAAGTCTGCCATAATTTTCATGTCTTTTTAGATTTAAGGATTATTTGCCCAATGATTTAATTATATTCCGCTCTCTTTCGGATAATTCCCATATTATAATGTTATCCTTCTCTGCCGCTGCTTTCTCTGCCGCTGCTTTCTCTGCCGCTGCTTTCTCTGATAATAGATATCCAGAACCGAATATTGCCTTTTTATGCGTTTTTTGACTATCGAGCCCTCTTACATGATAAACATCTCTCTTTTTCAAGAGGCACGAAACCCCTCTCTCGACGCACCATTGCACAGCTGACACAGTTAGTACTTCATTGGGATATACATACTTCGGAAGATTAACATTTTTCGCTTCGTTTATCCTTTCCAGTTTTCTATAAAGATCAGGATCAGACATTACTATTATGTCCTCAAATAGGTTAGATATAAATGATGTCTTCACGTTTGCACCATTTTCATACACAATAGAAGCACCTACAACTATTCGAGTATAATCCATCCTTGGAGAAAATAATGTCAAATGAGGGGCAAATAGGAAAAATTTTATATTGTTCTCAATATAAAATTTGGCTATTTTCGATATAATGGAAAATGGAGGATTGTCTACGACTACGCATCCCTCCGGATAATCACAATTCTCATAGTCACCTCCTGGGAAGAATGGGCGCACTATTTCCGCTCCCTTTATATTGCACTTCTCTGAGACATAATTTAATACAACATTATAGACTTCAGCGGGTGTGTAACAATCATCTGTAGTTTTCTTTGCTTCAAATTTGCCCACAAACCCGTCATAATCATCAAACAATGTTTTTCCTTTATTTCTGGCCGTCAATGATGGCCTTATAAAGGATGCCTTATTACCAAATATATCTACTGATTCATTCATGACTCACTTCTATTATTTTAAACATATACAAATCATACCCATTATTATCTACGATGTAGTAATCTGGTTTTACAAGTTCGATCCAATGATCGACAGGTAATAAACGTTCATCACCGAAGGACGGGGATTCATATTTAGCTGTTGGTACATAGTGAGCTTGAAAGAGCACATTTTCATCATTGTATGTTTCGAGTATGGCTTCAACATCATCATCATCAAAATGTTCCAAAACGCCATGAGTAACTATAACCGTGTTAGGTTCATAGTATTTGGAAGAGGTTATATCTTCTCTCGAATAAAATGATGGTACTTTATCCAAATAATCACCCATTGAAACCCTTTTAGTGTTTCGCTGGCACAACCGGAGCATTTCACTATCTATATCTGTAAAAATTATTTTGCACACATCTTGCCAACGATCTTCCGACTGCATTCTTAAAGACTTAAACCAATACGGTTCCATCTTTGATATACTTCTTGAAATAGAACCTATGCCGCACCCTTCTTCTTTCAATATAATTGATGTAATACTCGGTTCGGCAAGTGTTTTTATTTTCAAAATGATCTCCGCAAGGAACTTCCCATATTTATTAATGAAAGCCTTGTCATAATCCGGGCTGCAAACCCTATCTTTGTAATAATCAGCCCATGTCATGCCTGCCCCTCCTTATACTTTCGTTCCTGCTCGGTGATATAATTGTATATCTCTGGCCAGGTTGGCAAGCCTCCGACTTGTTTGTCGTCAATGTAGCAATGAGCATATACTTTACGTGTGTCGTCACCATACATGGCAAGGCTCCGCGGTTCGTGAGCATTGATGCGGTCGAAGGGGATGCCTTGCTCCAGCATCCAATTGATAGCTGTCTCCAAGCGGTCGCCGCGGCGACAGGTCCATATAATAATATAATGGCCATCATCCTTCAACTTCTTCATTATGTCCACGGCATAGGGTTGCGGACCGTCAATATTAGGGAATACCCCCCGACACAATGTGCCGTCAAAATCTACTGCTATAATCATGATTGTTTGTTGTTTAATGTTACATACTCACTGTTGATCCATAATAACCCGTTCTTGTCTTCGATGGCTATTTCACGGGCACGAAGGTCTACCGATACTACATCGGTCTGTAGGTTGCCGATGGCGATCCGCATTCCAGATCGCCATTCGATTGTGTCAAACTCAGTTGCTGTCATCTTTCTTTTCTTCTTCGGGGGCAGTGTATGGGAAGACATCCATGAGTGCTGTTTCTTCAATTCCGATAACCGTATAGTCGGCCAAGGTATCTTTCATACCTTCTTCGAAATTGTCAAGAGCTTCTTTCAAATCAGAGGCCTGTACCAGCATTTTAGCGAGTGTACGTTTTTCGGCACCGCTCTTCTCATCCAACGTAATGAAATAGAGGCGGACCTTATAAAAACGATCGCCGTTATCATTAAAGAATGTTTCTGAAAAATGTGCCCGCTTTATATCTGCGATAGTAAATTCACCGGAAATGAACGGCTTTATCTCTTCTGTTATCCGGGCTTCCGCTTCGGTGTACGATAAAGCGTCGACCAAGTAGGGTTCTGTTACTTTCTTTTGCATTCCATTCTCCAGCACTTTTTCGAAGGAGACTTTACATGTAAACCAGTTGTGCATCATAATGATTTGTTATTTAAATAATGTAGGTTCTTTAGATTCTTTTATGTATTCCAGGACTATGTAGTCCATCAATTGAGTATCCCAGTTGATTCCGGGACGGTTACGATAGCATGCTTTAAGCAGGCGGCGGAGATCATCCGGGAGCATGGCTGCATCGAGCTTTGCCATCGGGAGGTTGATCTGATCCAGCCGGATCGTAGCTGCATGCACGATCTTCGCATTGCCTTTCCACACACCTTTCAGATAGATTTGCTTGATCGCCCCAATCGCATTTTTAGTCGGAGCATGCAGGCAGATCGTGGTAAAGCAGTTACAATTCAGTTTGTTATTGTAGTTCTCGTTGAACTCCATTCGTTCATCCATAACGCGATAATATTTGCCGTTTTGTTGTTTGCACTTGAAGCAATAAACCATCCATTTACCTTCCTTCTTGTCCACCCTACACACGGTATAGCGGAAACCACAAGGGCAGACGTATATCCAGCGGCCGGGGGTGAGGGTAACGGACTTAATCATTTTCATTCGATTGCGCTCATGGATAGCGGCAACGTGTGTTCCTTCCCGTTCTCATCGCGGGTGACGACCTCGATGAACTGGCAGGTCGGGACGGGGCGATAGGAGTCTTTGATGATGCGGATACCGTCCAGAAATTCGACATCGCCGGACTTTTCCGCCAGACGTTCCAGTTCCAGCACCTTTTGCGCCTTCAGGTTGCCTTTGCGGTCCTTGGACAGCAGGTTCATGATCGTGTCGACCAAAGCTGCGCTCTCTTCGTCTTTAGCGAGCGTGTGGAGGTAGGCTTTGACCTTTTCCACCCCAACGTTTACGGTGTCGTCCCAGCCTTCATTTACGCGGTTGCCGATACGGATAGTCTTGCTACCATCGGACGTGGAGAGCGTGTCGCTCTTTCGGTCGCTTTTAACGTTGAACAGTTCGTTCTTCATCTGGATAATAGTTGCGCTCGATGCGAATATATCAGCCTTGGCATTCATCATGATAGAGGATACATTTTGCAGTTTTTTGACCGTTTCTTCGACCCAACCATCCACAAGCGACTTGTAGTTCTCACGTTCCTGCTGTACACGCGCCTTTTCGGCTTTCTCTTCCGCTTCAAGCTGCCGGCGTAGTTCGGCTTTTTGCTCTTTTGATAATTCTTCGATGTTCATACTGTTTGATTTTTAAATGATTTATTACGTTTGTTGATATTGTTCAATCTGCTCCATTCATTCCGGAGGATGTTCAGATCATGTTCCAATTTGTCAATTTCTTCGCTCCATTCATTCAGAAGCCTGCGTTGTGCCGTCATATCCTGCCAGGGACGCGAGATCATTGTCTCTGCCAGGAAGTCGCTGTCCGATGTTAGCATCTCAATCCGCCGTTTCAGGCGGTTTGCCCGTTCCTCTATGTCCGAGAGGCGTTGGGCGATAGGGATTATTGCCATATCAATTCCTTTCGGCGATAGCCTGTTCTTTACGTTGTTTCTTCAGGATATTGTCGCAATAGGAACAAATAGCTTTAAAAAGCTCTGGAAGTTCGTCCAAAGAGATTGCCGGAAGTACACGCCCCCGGCTAATAGGGAGACCTCGGATATGCCGGTTGACATCATCATATCCGTTGTTCGTGCTAACACCTATACGGGAAAGCTGTTTGAATATCCGGTGATACCAGTCTTTACGGACAGCTTTCTCGTTAAGTTCCGCTTTCAGGCGATCCGTATCAGTAGCCACGTTGACCTGTCTTTTCAAATCGGCCAGTAACTCGTTATACTCTGCATCGGTCAGAGAGGACAATCCTACACGACGTCCGTGAGCTACCCCATATTTTCCGATCAGGAAACTTTCAATAACACCGCCCTTGATTGTTTCTACTTCCGCCGGGTCGTAGCCGGGAATGCGTTTTAGGTAACCGTAAAAGAGGCCAGTGTTGCGACTTTTATAGGTGCGTTTTTTTGTTGTCATATCTATTCCTCCATATTTGATTTATATAATTGATCACCCCAATAAAGCGATGCCCTTTCTTCCCAAATGACAAAGGGCTTATGTTCCTGTCCTTTGTCCAGGTAGCGACTTTTAGCATCTGCCCGAAAGCCTTCTACATATATTTTGCATCCACTGTCGTACATTACCTTTTCTGCCACTTTGCCATCCGGATTGCTGCCTTTTGCATGTGAGATAAAGACAAACAGCTTGCCTGGATGTTTCTGTCGGAGCCGCTTGTATTGGGTGTAGTTCATACCAGTATATTGGATAGAATCTATCAACACAATATCCCAACTTTTACGCATCGTTAGCTTTTCACTTAGCTCTTCCATCGGCATTTGGTCGAGTAGCACCAGTTTTCCGCTAACCTCCATCATGTTCACATCCTCGAAAGAGCGTTGAAGGGAAAGGCTGTCACCTTCTTCCAGGCTATTGTAGGCTACCCGCCCGAAGTTGGTCAGGTATTTACACAAACGACAGGCGAAACTCGTTTTTCCGCTACCGCTCGCACCCCAGATAATCCATGATCCTTTGAGAGCCGGACGTCCAAGCAGGTCGTACCATGCACCCTCGAAGTCCATGCTTTTCTTTTTACTGGATAAAAATTGTTGAACGCCTAATATCTTAGCCATGCCTTAATACTGATTAAATTGGTTGGCCATTTGTTCCCGTTTCACCAATCGCATCAAACGGCGCAGGTCCTCACAGAAGAACACGTGCTTTTCCTTTGTCTCACCCTTCTTGTTCTGAACCTTGACCAAACGTTTTACTTTGTCGACTTCGCTCCAAATGCGATCCACGGCATCTTCATCCAGCCCGTTCGCTTGGCCGATAGCTTTAACGTCGGCTTCCGTTGCCCCGGGAAGCTCAATATAGGACCGCCCCAGACGGCTGTCTATTTCATCATAACCCTTCGTATTGTTACGCACACCGCGAGCAATCTCTTTATGGAGATTCTCCGTACCGGCCAAGACACATCCCAGGCGGTGCTCCGTGCGATTGTACAGCGGGATCAGTTTACGAAACGCGGCAGGTTTCAGCTTATCCGCTTCGTCAATGATCAGGATCGGTCTGTTTGCAGCCATCCCGTTCAAATATTCAGTGATCATTTTCAGTAAGGTTGGAATATCCGTGTAACCCCGTTTAGGTATGCCACAGGTACGTTCAGCCAATTCCAACAGGAATTGGCGGGAGTTCCATTCCTCGGCTTGGATAAAGATCACACTTCCCGTCAGATCGGAATTGAACAGATGCTCCAGCGTTTGCGTTTTGCCGCTACCGGCTTTGTTACTGATCGCCATCCACATGCTTTGCTGTTTGCAGGAACGGAATACGAACTCTATCTTTTGATAGTTTTTGATCGTTGTCACTACCTGCCATCCGTCCTCCTGATATCCGAGGGCAATAGCGATACGTTTGTCCATCTCGGTTGTATCGGCACCATACTTACCGTTCATCCACTGGCTTATAGCCGTGCTACTGATTCCACATTTTTCAGCTACTTTATTCTGCGAGCCAAGGCGCGTGATCCAGTCGCCTACATGCTTCATTAATCCGTTTCTATTCATATATTAAATGCTGTTTAAAATTCGTTTAAATAGTCCTGTTCTCCACTCACGAAATCAAAATCGTCGTCCTCCACGAACTCCGCTTGCTTTACTGGTAACGTTTTCGCCCTCTTCCGCCCGGAAACCTCGTTGCGGACATCTTTGTGTCGTCCGAGGCTGTCGGTAATCACATGGGCGGTGAGCGTGTCTTTTAGTTGGTCTGCGTTTTCCTCAAAAAAGTCCCGAACAATATCACCGGATTCTTTACGTTTCTGAATGATGGTGTCTATCATTTCTTTGTTATGCATTCTGACACGCATCAGTTCGTCCATATCACCGTCTTTACGATCCATCAAAGCCATAGGCTGTTCGTATTTCCGCTCCAATAGGAAACGGATGGTTCCCTCTTTAGGCTCTTTCGCCGTACCTACGTTCTCGATGGCCATTACCTCATTCATGTCCGCCGGATTATACTTCAGGAAGAAGGTGGCATGTCCGTAATTGCGGAACTCAGGATCGAAGCAATCATACCAAAATTTCATATTGTCTATCTGGAGACGTACCCCGTCACCGTTTATTTTGCGCGGAGCCGCCGTCTCTCCGAAGGCGTATAAGAAATCTTTCTTATCGAAGGCCAAATGCTTTTCCTGAGGCATGTCTATCCATTTGTTGATGAAATCTTCTCGCTTTACATTTCGGTCGAACTCGATCATTTTTTCTAACTGTGCGCAACAACCGGCGTAATCAGGGAAACTGCGTTTATGCGCCTCGATCCAGTCGTCGCTCACCTGTATGCGGCTCCGGCTTTTCACGCCGTGGCCACTACTGTTAGGAAGCAGGCGGAGGTATTTGCGGTTGAACCAGTTAAAAAAAGGCTCTATGATTTTTGCCTTCGCGTTGCCTACGGCTGCCGGTGTATAATAGTGGGTGCAAGCCTCGTAGAACGACTTCAGGTTACCACGTCCGTAGTTATCGGTCTGGATTTGCCAGGGCTTAAAGTAAGCCCCGAACAGTTCGTGCACATGCTCGAAGGCATTACGGAAGGCTTGGCGGATCAGTGCGGACGATTCGTGCGTACCGATCGCGTAACCAATGATGTATTTGTTGAACGGGTCGACGATGGCAACTACTGTAGGGCGATGGTGGTAAGTCGTGATGCTCCGTCCTGTCGATTTGTCGATGCCACGGCTCTGATAGAACAACTCTGTATCCCAACCATCCACACACCAGAAATACATCGGGCAAGTGGGCTTTGTACGTTTTACCTGCATCAGCCTCTCATTGGCCAGTGCCTTCTTTCCGTGCCGTCCGGCAAAACATTCCGAGTGCTCCTTGCGGTAATTGGCGATTGTGCTACCGCAGACCGTCTTCCACCCCATCCGCACGGCGACAGCGTTGAACAATTTTGCAACGGTCTCGTTGTCGATATTACGCCCGTCACCCAATAATTCCGCAATCAATGCGTCCTGTTCGGGAAGTATATTGTGCCGAGCGTTCTTATTGCCATGCTTGGCAGAGATCAATGCGATATAACCGCCTTCTTTATATTTTTCGACAACCCGCTTTAATGACAGATGATTTTTAGGCAAACGGCATCCTATTTCCTCCTGAATGCCTTGCAAATCCCGGCTTATCTCCGGCCATACGCGGTTGAAGGGTTTGCCGTACGATTTGATACATAATATCCGGTTGTTGGACAGATTGATGATGCTGTTTAGTGCTGACGCGTTCATCGTATATAATTCGATGTGTTCCGGCTTAAGATGTTCGTTGCCTCCTTCGTCCAGCGTATGATCCTGGTAGAACTTCTCGGCCACCAGGTCGCGGACAATCATGTTTTTCAACACATACTTTTTAGTATTACTTTCCGGATCGCCATATTTGGCAACTACCTTTTCTTTGATCCGATCTGGAAGGGAATTGTAGGCTACAAGAGCAGGGGTACCGTAACAGGCACGACGAAGAACACGGAACTTTTGTTCTTTTTTGTAATATTTAAAGTTAGAATCTGACATGATCGGACGCTTCAAAGAATCTGCATCCATCGGATCACCGCCTGTTAGCTCTGCATAAGAGATACATAATATGTTGTTGTAGTATTCCATATTTGTCAATATCTTTTCATTATTGTTCCCCGTGGTGGAGTCGAACCACCAACCATCGGACCATCCGGGGACTACTAATTTCAATTATTTATCCTTCGTCTGATAACCAGTCTATAAACTGTTCGAATCTTCTTTGTGCCCGCGAAGGGATGTTCAGCATTAAGATACACCAAGTGGCTGCCGTGACCAGCATCGCCCATACCTGCCAGGGAATCTCCGTTCCACTGTCCATACACCACTCGATCGTCTGGCAGCCGGCCAGTACGAAAACCGCCATCAACAACCACATCAATAAAACTATGACAAACGCCAATACCCTGATCGTTTTCATACTAAGCCCTCCTGATACCACGATTCAACCGCCAGATCGGCATCCATCCGCCGCGCTTCCAATCCGTTTTCCAGCATCAATTCATACACCATGTCAACCAGTGTCCCTTTATCCATCCGTGCCGAATAATCAGCCCCGTACACTCCCATAATCGTCCATATCGCCCGCTGTGCGCTATATTTCACAGCCTCCCGTGCCCGCTTCTTGCACTCCCGCCAGTCTTTACAGTCTCGTACCATGATCTTCTCCTTATTCTTTAATTGTTTTCACCACATTCCCTTTTGCGTCCAAAACCTTGACTGGCTTGCTGATCTCTTTTTCCTCGAGTAGAATGCCACCATGTTGCAAAGCCATCTCACGTATAGTTTTCGATAGTGGACTGTTTCGTTTAAAACTCAATGCCATACTCAGCGCTGCAGAGGTGACACCCAACTTTTTGGCTATTATACGGCGCATCTCTGTGTCTTTTAATTCTATTCTTCTTACCATATCAATGATTGTTTACCAGTTTGTCTATTAATGAAAGGCGCAGTTCCTTTTCGTCAATCTTTGCCACATCAGCCAAAATTCCAACAAGGCGCTCCTGCGTCAAGCGATTATGTCGGCGTTTCTCAGGTTCCGGCCAAAGGGAAAGCTGTTCAGCTTTCACGGCTTGTTCGCTTGTGAAGATTACTAAATCTTCTGCCCAGTCGCGGAAAAGTTTGGCACGTTCCGATTTGATGAAGAAGCCAAGGCGAACTATACCGCGTTTAGTCCAAAGGGTTTGTTTATTTGGTATGTAATTGCCTGATTCACACCCTGCGTTGGTTTTTCCAACGCATGTAATAAAGTGTTTTCCGTCTATTAGTTCATCTAAATGATCATGCTTGTGGGACCTTAATGTCGCTGCACTAATTCCAAATCCTTTTGCAACTTCTGCTGTTGTCATTAAAAACTCATGTTCCTTGTTCGGTTCAACCATCACTATCAGGTTCTCCGCCACTGTGAATTGCTTTTCTTTTTCCATATCTAATATGTTTAAAATTTGCCTATCTTTACGGCGTGTTAAATACTTACACAATGCAATATTACTAAGATTATCGCAAACAGCAAAATATTTTACTATGATTTTAGCAAACACAAAATACAGGATTTTACATTATATTGATAGTAAGGGGATTAGCAAGTCATCTTTTTATGAAAGTACCGGAATAAAACGAGGCCTATTAGATAAGGACAAGATGAATTCTACTGTAACTGATGTTTTTATTGCTAAGATTTTAGCAGTATACACGGATTTAAATGCTGACTGGTTGCTGACTGGCCGCGGCTCGATGTTGAAATCAAATGGATCTTCTGTAAACAATCAATCTATAAAAGGTGATGGGAATAATATGATTGGTGGGAATGGAGCTATCTCTGTTGATGACAAAGATTCCCAGCAGTCAAGTCTCATTATAGCTGAATACAATGAACGACTAAAAAAACAAGAACTTTATATACAAAGTCTACTTGAAGAGCAGAAATCTTTACATCAGCAAATCAGCAAATTGATAGATAAACTTAAATAAAATAAGCCATGGAAAAGAACAAACAACAAATCGAAGGGAATAACAATATACAGATTGGTGTTAATCATGGAGACATCATTCATACAGAAAAAGTTATTAGAAAAACAAATGCAGTACCTAACCCGGAAATTCATATTTCGGAAGAACAAGCGTTTGTTATTCAGCAAAAAGTCAATGATTTAGTAGACTTGATTTGTAAGGTAAAAGATGTTGAAAGAAAAAATGCATATATCGAAGTATATGGTGGACTCAAACGTCACTTTAAAGTTACAGGATATAAGTTCCTATCCAAAGATAAATTTGAAGATGCTATACGATATTTGGAACAGCTGAAAGTAATCAAATATCGTCCAAACTAA